GTATTAATTGCCACAGGGCTTTAGAACATAGGATCGCGCGTCAAGTTGGGCGATTTTCAGCCGGTTGCACTGTAATACAACACCCCGCAGATTTTGCCCGCCTGATGGTTCTTTGTCGTATGCAAATTGCAGCGGGATTGGGTGAAAAGTTTACCTATACGCTCATTGAGGATTAAAATGGATCCATCCACATATCATGATCTTTGGATCAACCTTGCCACCAACAGCCCGTTTTTAGGTTGGATGATTTACAGCTATGTACAAACGCAAAAGGATCTCAAAGAAACCCGCGAACAAAGCCGCAATGAGGCCCGCGAAATTCGACAAGAGGCACGAACCGAAGAAACAGAGATCCGCAATAGATTTGAAAAAGTAATTGGTGAGTTGAACAAAGATCGCACCAAACTTGTTGAGTCCTTTTCAGGCCGCATTGATAGCCTTGAGCGCGGACAAAGAAAACTTTTTGCAATTCTTGAGCCTCTGAAAGAACAAATACATGAGATTAGACTTAAAGAGCAAGTCAAAAAAGAGCTAGCAAAGCATTAAAAAGGCATGTTTGAAAAAAAGATTAAAATAATACTTGACCAATATAATATATTGGTTAATATATAAGGGAACCCAACAACAAAGGACAACAACAATGACAATCATCAAGAAAATTAAAGCTAATCACGGAAATCAAGAAGCACTTTTAGAGCTTGCAAACAAAGAAACACTTTACAAAGTTGCTAATCACTTTCAAGTATCACCCGCAAAAGCCGCCCCAAAGGTAGCGCAACGCCTTTTCAATGCTCAATCAATTACAATCAAGGGCAATTACATTGCATACGGTAAGAAATTCAGCAAACGTTTTGATCTTACAAAGCAAAATGATGCGTGTCAAGCGATTCGCATGTGGGAAACTAGCGCACGAAGTTTTAAAACATGGAAAGAGTGCGGTGAGGATCAATATGCTTATGGTGATCTCTTAGACGCTGACAACACACTAAGTAAACATATTACTATTGCTCTTGAGCTTGTACGTCATACTTCATAAAACTCAAGAAAATCACGATACACAGGCCGCATAATGCGGCCTTTTTTTTTGCACAAAAAAGCCCGCAAAGATGCGGGCACAAAACTCAAGGAGCCGTTTTGTTTGTAGATATTAGGTAAAGTACATTACAAGTACAGCGTCACCGTTTTCAAGGTTGCCGCCGAAGGTAATACGACCAACTGATCCCGCTCCCGTATTAGAAATTGCATACTCACTATTATTTGTTGCACTATCGCTTAATGCGGTCATGTTAAGCATATTCAAACCGTTTTTGAATACCATAGCCGATGAAAAGAATCCTGTATCAAGAGCGCGCGCAAGATCAAAACTTGATGTTGATGAGCCTGATACTTGAAATACCTCTTGATAGAATGCCGCGCCAATCTTAGCCGCTGTTACAGAATCCGCAACGAGTTGGCTTGTATTAACTGAATTGCTACCCATTTTATCAGCATTGATCCCGCCATCCTTGAGGCGTAAAGAATCACCGTTAATTTCAATTGTAGTATCATCAACAGACACAGCAAGCGCAGTACCTGCACCGCCTGATAGACCATTTCCCGCAACGCTTGAGGCTAGTTTGCTTTCGTCCACAGCCGCATCTTGAATTTTTGCGGTTTGCACTGATGCCGATCCCAATTTGGCCGATGTTACTGCACCTGTCCCGATAGCGGCCGCATTAACAACACCGGATCCAAAAAGAGCAGAATCACCGATCGCACCGTCCGCAATGGCTGCGCCCGTTACTGAGTTTAAACCCATTTGACTGCTTGTGATGGTTCCAACGCTCAAGCCACTACCACTTAGGGCAAGAGTTGATCCGTTGAGTTTTACTTGCAAAGATCCGCTTTGAAGTTCAACACCGTTACCCGCTTTGACTTGCAATTCACCGCTGTTAAATTCAAGACCGGCATTTGATGACAGGTCAACGCTTAAAGTATTTGAATTTTTACTCAATCCATCGCCCGCAGTGATGGAAGAAAGGCCGGTAAACTGAGTGATTGATATATCAGTTGATCCAAGTGTGATGTTATCAGTTACGACAATATATCCACCGTCAGCCTGTGAGCTACCTTGACGTACAAATATAGCTGCGCCCTCCAATTTTTGGGCTGTATTAGCATCGTCTGATCGTGTCATCGCTGCGCCTGCGCTTGCAAAAACATAGATCCCGTTTTCGCTTGCATCGGTTTGATCCTTGATCAATACGCGGTCATTTGCTGAGAGTGTTACACCGTCGATCGCTGATGGTGCGCTTGAAAGGTCAACATTTGCGGTGGATGCTGAAATTGCTGATTCTTTCCAGTGTACGCCCTGCGCTGTGCTGTCAACATACGCCTTTGTTGCGGCGTGTGCGTCGGCTGTTGGCGTGGCTACACTTACGGTACCGGATGAAAAGTTAAATGTGCCTGTTAGGTCAATCTTTGCCGCTGTCACGACACTATTTGCAAGGTATGCCGCGCTATCAATTGCGCCATCTGCGATTTTGGCCGATACGACCGAATCAGCTGCAAGAGCTGCGGATGCGATGACACCGGATCCCAAAAGATTTGCGTTGTCAATGATTCCGGTAGCTAAGTTTGATGAGGTTATTGTTGAGCTCTTAATCTGCGAGCCTCTGATCGATATAGTCATGTTGGGTGTTACTCCGCTGTGGTGTTATATACCGCCTCAAGCACATCGCCTGATAACGGTGGGGTTGAAAACTCAAAATTGCGATCATCTATTATGCTGATCTGTGTTGTTCTTTGTTTCAGCCCGTTGAGATACACCGATAAGGATCCCGTTGTGACATCTTTTGTTGTTGTAAATTGTGTGTTTGAACCATTGCAAAGGCTTGTAAAATCATCGATCTGTATATTTTGCCCTGTGACCGCGCCTATTTCTGTACCTGTACCGCCCTCATCATTGTACACGTTTGCAATTGCCATAATAAACCTTAGTATTGATACGTCAAAGCGGCCACGGCCACGTCAGTTGTGCCTGTGTTGGTTCTTAGGTGTAAGTATAACACTTTATCTTGTATGTCTCTTAGTATTATATCAAGTCGATACAATACAGTGCCTTTTGTATTGGTTGTTAGTCCGGTTTGTATGTCTGATCTTGTTTCAGTCATTACAAATTCATCACCTTGTGTATCTCTTGTGATTGATGCAAATATTTTTGTTGCACTTGATATGTTTGTAAGTTGTACCTCAAGCATTGAGGCAACAACATTGATTTGTGAGGATCCGTATTTGGTATACTCAAGGGGTATTTTTTTTGTTGTATCGTAGTTCGTATTTATGCCTGTCGTAGTGCATGCGCACCGCATTTGATCAAGATTTAGCCCCATTGTTTTTGCCCCTCATTGGATTCATATACATGGCTATCTTAGCACGGTATAGCATCATACGCACCTTGATCATATTGCGGGCGTTGTAGGGGTATAGGAGGCGAAACAACTGCACACAATAAAGAGTATCATCAAGTGCCTCATGTGTTTGCGTTGGCCAACCAAAGAGATCAGCGATTGCGTGCATTGATACGCTTTTGTATCCCAAAGGCAAAAGCACAGCACTTGCCAAAGATACAGTATCGATCCCGCGCCTCAAGATTTTGCGCCCGCTTGTATGCTTTTTGAGGTGCGACAAAATAAAGCCGCGATCAAACGGCCAATTGTGGGCAACGGGTATGCAATCACGCATAAAATCCGCTATCTGATTGCCTGCTTGCGTTGCATCAATGGCATCACGCCAACGATAATCAGAATAGCCATTTACGCGCAACGCCTCAGGATCTGCGTTTGTGATGTTTTGCGGTTTGATTTTGATGTGCAACCGGCCAATTTCCTCAAGCTGTGCATTGAGTTTGATACCACAATATGCAATCATTTCGTGTTTATTGGGATATAGGCCCGTTGTTTCAGTGTCCAATACTACATACATATTTTCATTGCTCCTTTTTTGTTGTACAACATTGATACATTATGCTATATTGATAGGCACAACAACAACAATCAAACAACAGGACATTATATGACTGATTTATTTATCAAGATAACCAAAGATGATGCGCGGGCCTTTCAAGATTTGAGTAAGGCCGCGATCCTCATACTCATCGAAATGCGATTTTTTGCGGGTGCTGATGGGCGTGCATTTCCATCCAAAGGCAAACTTGTTGAGAATACAGGGCTATCATTGGGAAGTATCAAGCGGGGCCTCAAAGAGTTACGCGAAAAGGGCGCGATCAATCTCAAAAGCGCAAAGCGCACATCATCAAATATCTATGATGTAGGGGGGATCATTTCTAAGCCAAAGGGGATCATTTCTAACCCTTTGGGGGATCAAAAACGATCCTTAGGGGGATCATTTCTAAGCCATAGGGGGATCGAAAATGATCCCCTAAGTAGATCCAGTAAAGAGATAAAAGAAATAGATCCAATTAAAGAGAGTACTAAGCCATCGAAAGAAATTAAACCTATCATCAATGATGAGGTTGATTTGCGTGATCTGTGGTTGGCTGAGTTATGGGCAAAGCATGCAACGGTTCAAGGTTGGGCAAGTGTAGACATACAATCAGATTTTGACAGCATAAAAGCCGGTGCAACCGTGTTGCAAGTCTCAAAGGCTGTACGCAAGATCGACACGTACATTATTGCAAACGATATCAACGGGATGTATATGGGGCGCGGTTGGGCCTCAAAGTTTCGTGATCGGTGGGTTTGCAAAGAGAGCGACAAGCCGCCAACGAAATACGATAACAATAAAATGCGATTGAGTACGATAAGCCTTGAGCCTGATGTTGTGGAGGAAATAAAAGAACAAGCATTGCAAGCCGTTGAGAGTAGCGAGAAGGCGCAAGCCGCATCAATGGAGGGCAATGGAGCCGCTCAAACTCTTTGGGCACGTTTTCGCGCAAATACGGGCGATTATGAGCAATGTGCAAATGAGGTGTTTGATTGGGTGCGCGGTGGCAACTTGACACAAGAGATCCGCAATGAGATACAGGCCGATCCAAACCTTGAGGATTTTGCCGCTCTCATACAATGTGCTGTGATATAAGGGGGGTGATGTATGTACAGAATAAGCGATAAAGTTATTTTTAGTGTTGCATGGATGCGCATGCCTGTTGTGGGCTACATTGAGCAAATAAACGGATCACAGGTGCATTGTCGTTTGTCCGTGCCTATGATGGGCCGTACACACGAAAATGTAAGGATCGACACGCTCAAGCCAACTGAGGAAATGATAAAGCAACGCGATGAGGAGCGGGCCGGTGTTATTGTTGACATTCAGTCAACAAGCAAAGATAAAAAATCAATTGATGAGTTAGTGGAGGAATTAACCTATGCCAAAAAAATACGATTACAAAAAAAATACGGCAAGTGAACAAACGCGTGTGCGGATCATGCTTAGTGATGAGCAACTTGATCAGCTTGAAAAAATAGCAAAGCGGCACAAAATTAGCGTTGATAATTTACTTGATCGATATATCAAGCGATGTATTGCGGATCGCCAACATCCTTGATATTATGATTCTGATTGCACGGGTTTTGTTGTTGTCATTTGTTCTTTGTACCCGTGCAATCATTTTTTTTGCCTTTTTTTTTGACAGTATCAATACATTATCATATAATGATTAGGACAATAACAACAAACAACAAAGAGCAACAACATGACAACAAACGAACAAAAAGAGCTAATCGAATTTCTTGATGATGTACTAGCACAAAAGCCCCTCAGTGATGATGAGCTTGATGCAATGTATGAGCAACACCTTAACGAAAATAACAACCAATAAACAAGGGGCAATAACAATGAGAATCATCAAAACAAACGAAAAAAAACCCTGTTGCAAGTGCAATGAGATTGCAACAAATACCGTGATACACGGGGGCAAGCACTTCTATACATGCGATTTGCACACGCCAACACAGATCGATCTATTGCGGGCCAATGATCAGATCGTAAACCTCAAGGGCAAAGAATATGTATTGTTTTCGGGACTGTTGGATCTTGCACATCGTAACGGCTTGCAAAGCATGACAAGCAAGCTGATCGATTATTCGATGCTTGAGCAATACGCAGTGATTGAAGCAACCATAACAGGCTCAAGAGGTACTTTTGTTGCCTATGGTGACAGTACACCTGAGAACACCGGCAAAATGGTACAGAGCGCATTTATACGCATGGCTGAAACCCGTGCATTTGCAAGAGCATTGCGATTGTATACCGGCATAGGAATGACAGCACGCGAAGAATTACCACCACAATAACCAAAGGATAAACCAAAATGAAAGACAATGATAACATACTCAACGCAGGCGGTAACGCATACAGCAGCCGCAAAAGATCACCAACTTTGAGCGTTGTATTTCCACCAAAAATGCTTAAAAAAATACAAAACAAAGCATCAAAAAACGGCATTAGTACAGGTGAGCAAGTGCGCAGATTATGCGCAAAAGCGATGGGGATCAAATAATGGGTCAACCGGCAAAGATTCTTAACGATCAAATCGTTGATCGATTACTTGAGGCCGCATCAAAAGGCCACACGCGCGATCAATGTGCGTATTATGCCGGCATTGATCCCTCAACGCTGTACAGGTGGATCAACCTTGCAAAAGAGGGGCGTCAACCGTACCGATCGTTTTATCGCAAACTTGAGCAAGCACGCACCAAAGGATCACATCAGTTGCTTGAAAAGATACGTGAGGCATCATCTGATCAATGGCAAGCGGCCGCGTGGTTGCTTGAGCGTTGTCATGGATACGTCAAGGACGGGCCGCCCCCTGTGCAAATAACAATTGACGCTGAAAATGTTGACGTGCAAACATTAATCAATGAGTATAATACCGAAATAAAAACCTTGATCGATGGGCCAACTATCGATCTTGATGAGGACTAACCCACAACACCAAAGGACAAAAACAATGAACATTAACCACAAAATACGAAAAGACTTAATCAAAAGATCGCAACCATCGCCAAAACATGCCGCTCAAATACTTGCGTATGTACATCAAAACAGAGAAAAGCCAATATCATTATCTTTGATAGCTGAGCAAATGAGAAAGGCACAGGCGCATACATGGGGCGCAGCTTATGATCTTGCATCAATGGACAAAATAGGATTTGCCGATCGAAAGTATCACCTCTTTGATTCCAACCCAATACTCAAAAAATTATCAAAGAAATTGCGGATCGTTGTATGGCACAAAAGCACTGATATCAAAGTTGCAATTCGTCCAAAATGGCAAAGCATAAGCAATGAGCCACAGATCAGCCGTGATCAAATAGTTGATACATCGATCCTGATGGAACCTGTACAACCTTCACTTTTTGACTTGATACCCGAAGACATGACCAACACCGATCTTGATGCTATGATACAACGCTTGCAAGCCCTCAAAATCACGCGTGAGATTGAAAAGCGATATGAGGGCGCACCAACTAAACACAAAGAGGCTCTATCAAGCGTTTTGGCCTCTTATGGTGTTGCGGATCCTGTTGCTCTTGTGCATGCTGATGAAAAGATTACATTTTTAACTTTGACCAACACAAAAGCAATGCCGTTGCAAGTTACAATAAAACAAGCGGGCAAGCCTTGCGAAACAGTATATCTTGAGCATATAACTTTGTATCGTGCGCCCGTTATCTCAGCGATACAAGAGGCATACAAAGCAGCAACACAAAGAGCAAGTCAATGAGGCGGGCTTTTCGTGTTGATCTGATTGTCGATACACCGCCACAAAAAATTATGAAACATCCCAAAAGACAATATGTGTGTCGTAAAAATCAAGACTTTGAAAAGTTGATCAGCATGTGGATTGATGAGGCGGGGGATCTGTATTCAAATAAAGCATTGGCAAAGCGTGCGCATGTGCAAATACAAACCGTCAATAAGTGGGCAAAAGGTCATCAGGCCGGCAAATATAGCCTTTGGCCCATTGCCTCATATTTTGGCGTGTTACTTAATCGCCAACGCAAAGAGCTATACAAGCAACTGATTGACGTTTGCAAAGAGTTTTAACATGTCTTTACCGCGTGCCCGTAGGCAATTGCTTGAGATAAAAAAGGCATATCCTTTGGCGTTATCGCGCCTTTGGGTGCCTTATTGTCATAGGTGGGACGGGCAAGGCAAAAAAAGCGATCGTGCCCGTGGTTGCGGGCGGCCAATGCAAATGATTGGATTGGGATCGTATCGTTGTGTACATTGTGACATCGAAGAAAGGCGAACATCACAACGTGAGGCCGCGATCCGGTTTTCCAATACAGATGAGGCGTTTTTGTGTACAGGGGGCAATCGTGCGGGCAAGACTCAATTTGGCGCACAACTTGCCGTTGCAATAGCTGCGGGCCGTGATCAATGGTGGGTTAAGGAATGGATGAGGATCAACAACCTACCTGAAAACTTGATACAACGTAAGCCTCAAACGGTTTGGTATGCGGCTTTGTCGTATGGTGATGCACTGGAATACGGGCGGCCAAAGCTTGAGCAATACGCACCACAAGGCACAAAATATACTCGTTGGCGTGCGCAAGATCGTGGATCAATGAAGTTGCCCAACGGGGGCCGGATCGTGTCTTTGTCCGTTGATGCGGGGCGTGAGAAGTTTCAAGGGGCAAGCGTCAAATTTGTGTGGATGGATGAGGAGCCAACCGTCGATGTTTTTGATGAATGTATGCTCAGAACAGTTGACACAAAAGGCAAGATACTGATCACAGCTACACCGTTAAAAGGCTTGTCATTTTTGTATGATTTTTTTGTAGATCAACAGCCACAAGGTTTTGATCGATATGCGTTATCAGGTCTGGATAATCCGTACATATCAAGCAACAAGTTGAGGCGGGCCGTTGCACACTTGAGCGAGGCAAGCCAAAACGCGCGATTGTTTGGCATGTTTACAAGTCAAAGCGGGTTAGTGTATCCTGAGTTTGATCGTGTTGTGCATGTGGTCAAACCTTTTGAGATTCCTGAGCATTGGCCGCGTGATATGTGCATTGACTTTGGAGTAAGAAACCCGTTTGCATGCCTGTGGATCGCGCATGATATGGATGATGATGCGCTTTATGTTTACAGAGAGTACTACAAGACCGAAAAAACCACACTTGAAAACGGGCGTATGATTCTTGCATTAGGTGCAAAGGATCCGGATCTGCGGTGGGTTGTTGCGGATCCTGAATCAAAAGACGGGCGGCTATTGTTGGCCCGTGAATTGGGTTTGCATACAAAGCCCGCACCAAAACACATTGGAGTAATGGAAACAATCAATCAGGTTAAGGATAGGCTCAAGCTTGATGCAAATGGACGGCCTGCGCTCTATGTATTTTCGAATTGCAAAGAGTTGATCAAAGAATTTCGTAAGTACAAATGGAGTAAAACCAAAGGCAAAGATCGCCCTGAGAAGATGCACGACCACGGTTTAGATGCTTTAAGGTACAATATTTCTTTTCTGTACAGATATCAGAAACATAGAAAGTGAAAAAAAAACTTGCCTTTTGAAATAAACCAATATACTATATTGAGTGTGGGGGCAATGATGCAACCGCAACAACAAAGGATAATGACAATGTACACAGATGAAGTTTGGGAAAAATATGATGAGCTTATCAAAAAATATAAGCATGGTGAAATTAAAACACACATACTTGTAAAAAAAATTGCCAATTTGCTTGATTTGAGCATAGAAAAGGCAATTTGTGAAATTGTTGGATATGACAATAACGAATACGGCCGTGTAAACTCGGAGCGCAAAAGAAAAGTATATATCTACGAATAGAACAAACCAACAACACCCGCCCCGCAAGGGGCACAACAAAGGACAACAACAATGAACAAAGAATTATACAAAGCACAGTACAAAAGCGAAATCTCACAATACGATTACATTGACAAACTTGATGCGCTCAAACTATCAAAGGAGTACTACAAGAACAAGCTCACACTAAAAGAGCGTCTTGACATTTACAACACCGTTTTTGATTACTAGCAACAAAGGACAACAACAATGATCGACAACTGGGATGATATACCAACAACAAAAATATTGCATGGCGATTGCATGCAACTCCTCAAGACATTGCCTGATAACAGCATTGATGCAATTTGCACAGATCCACCGTACGGCATGTCAGCGGATGGCATCGCGCGCACATGGGCTGACATCGAAGAGGGCAAAAACATTAAGGGCTTTATGGGTAAGGATTGGGATGCGGCTGTACCTTGTCACAACTTCTTTGCTGAGTGTTTACGTGTCTTGAAACACGGGGGGCACATGATAGCCTTTAGCTCAACGCGTACCGTTTGCGCGTTGGGTATGGCTGCACAAAAGGGCGGGTTTGTAATACGTGATATGATTCATTGGTGTTACTTCTCAGGATTCCCAAAGTCGCACGATATAAGCAAAGCGATCGATCGTGAGGCGGGTGCGGTGCGTGAGGTTGTTGATCGTAAATCAACCCCTTACAAGGTTGATAATGCAGCAAAAAGAGGCGTGTCATTAGAGGGATCTATTAGAGGCGATTTTTCAAAAGAAATAGATGAAAAAGGATATAGAGTCAATGTGATCACAAAGCCCGCAACACAAGAAGCCCAAAAATGGGAGGGGTTTGGCACGGCACTCAAGCCCGCAGTTGAACCCGCTTTGTTACTTCGTAAGCCGCTTGAAAAGGGTTTGACGATTGCACAAAATGTCTTGAAACATGGTACGGGTGCGCTCAATATAGATGGGTGTCGTTTTGGTTATGGTGATCCGTGCTGGGTAGGATCTCAAGAGGATCATACAAACCGATGGGATCGACCTGTAAAAAGCAACATGACCACAGGATCGGAATATGTGACGCACGGCATCAAGGGCACAAGCGAAGTTGCAGACCTTCAAGAGTACAAGCCAAAAGGCGGCCGATGGCCTGCAAACCTGTATCAATGCGCCAAAGCCTCACGATCTGAGCGTGAGGAGGGGCTTGATCATTTGGAAGCACAAAAGGGCATTGCAAAACAAGTACATGGCGAAAATTCAAAGGGCTTGAATAGTCCAAGAGCGGGGGCCGGTCGTACCGCAAACGAGGTGCGCAACATACACCCAACCGTTAAGCCGATCAAGCTCATGCGTTGGTGTTGTCGATTGATTGGCGGGCAAAAGGGATCGGTGATACTGGATCCTTTTACGGGTAGCGGTACAACGGGCGCGGCTGCACTTCTTGAGGGCTTTGATTTTGTTGGTATGGAACTCACACCGGAATACTTGCCAATCATTGAGGGGCGCATTGATGCGGCCCGCAAACAGTACAAACTTGAAAATGCACAACTATCATTATTTGGGGATCAATCATGAGCAACGAACAAAAACTAGAAACAAGGATCTTGAGCCTTGTGCACAAAATAGCTGAGGCCCGTAACAGGCTTTTACGGCTTCATATTCAAATGGTTGATTGTCAAACCACATTGAGCAGTATGATCGATGAATACCGCAAAGAATGCGGGGATCATGGTGTTGATATGCTCTTTGATGCGATCATTGATGATGCTGTACTTGAGCAACGTGACATTATGATCGCGTTTGAGTACAATGAAAAAATGTATCGGGACTCACTCAAGCGATACTTTGATCGAAAGAATCAAAAATAATCACTTTGATTGTTGCTTTTTATTTGCCCTTTTCGTTTTATCAATATAATATATTGATGTAGGGACAAACTACAACAACAAAACAAAGGACAATAACAATGATCAACAAACTTCAATATGATTTGTTGCGTGAGGATTGGGGAGATTACATTAATCAAAGATGTGTCATGTATTGCCCGCCTTTGCAATATCACCCCAACACAGAATCCATTTACATAAAATATACATATTTTGCAGCAACAAGCTTACGTTTTTTATGTAGTCCGCAAACAGTAAGAAATAATCAAAAATGTATTGATGGATTAAATATGCGAGGATACGCATTGGATAACGGGGCATATCTTTGCCACACAAAAAAACAACCATTTGATCATGATGCTTTTGAGCGATACCTTGATCAATATGCCGCTTTTGCTGATTGGGTTGTTTTGCCTGATGTGGTATGCGACAAAGATCAAACGCTTGCACTTGCTGATCGATATATCGACAAGATACAAGCAAAACATCAAGGGATCAAAATGCTGATTGTGTGGCAAGATGGCATGAACAAAGTCGATCTTTTGCGTTTTGTGTGCAATGGTGTTGGCGTGTTTGTTGGTGGTAGTACTGAGGGCAAATTGCAAAATATGAAATGGATCGCCGATATGTGCAAAGAGTTTGACGTGTGGTGTCATGTGGGGCGCGTTAATACATTGCAACGATTAAATTATGTTTTGAAGTGTGGCGCAAACTCATTTGATGGATCTGGTATTGTTCGATTTTTGCCTACATTGCGTTTGTTGGCTTGTCGATTGATTCAAGAGCGGGATCAACTATCTTTGTTTCAAAAAGATACAATGACAAATGAGTTTTTAAATACATGGTTACAAAAAAAGAGGGCTTTATGATTCTTTTATTTTCAGGCGGTTATGACAGCACGCTTTTAGCTTTGCAATACCTTGAGGATCTTGATGTACTTTTACACATACAGTATATTCACCCATCAAAAGATCAAGAGTATAAAGCCACACAAAAAATATATAGGCATCTTAAAAAATTAAAACCATCATTACAATTGCATGTAATGTTTTTAACCTCAATTAATGCCGATAATATGAAAATTGGCACAGGCAAAATAGGGGCAAGATATGTGCCTAACCGCAATGCAATATTTTTGTCGATGGCCTCAAACTTTGCAGGTGTGCACGGCATCAAAAAAATTATTTATGGGGCCGCACCCGCTGATCAAAATGATTACTTTGATTGTACGCCCGCATTTATTGAAAGCATATCATGTGCTTTGCAAATCACAATACAAGCACCTCTATTGCAAAAAAGTTGGGATAGATTGCCCGCATGCATACCAAAAGCAAACGCTAAAAGGATCTTGTGTATGGTATGGTCTTGTTACGAATCAAAAGGCGGTGATCCTTGTGGGGTGTGCAATTCATGCATGCAAGATCGCCCCGTGCTATATTAGCAAATATGAGGTGATACCATGAGCAAAGATTTACCATCAAAGCCCGTTTCTTTTTGGGCACGCTTGATCGAACCAATAACAAAGGCGTTTGCCAAACCCGTTGATAAGCCTGAGCGGCCCGCACACGGTGCAGATTGGGATAGAGCACAGGGCGCGCGTAACCCATACCCCGCAGGCGTTTCGATGGCTGCATTTTCTCAACACGGTTATGTGTTTGCGGCTGTTTCAAGAGCTTCTCAAGATTTGGCGGCATTGCCGATCAAGCTCATACGCGGGCGCGGTGAAAATAGAGAGGTACTCACAGATCATCCATTTTTGGATTTGATGGATCAACCAAGTACATACGTTGACGGCTTCTCATTTCGTGAGCAATTGATCGTTGACTTGATGCTTACAGGCGGGTGTTATGTATTGCTTGCGGGGCCTCAAGATGTGCCGGCCTCATTGTTTCGATTACATCCTGAGCAAACGCGAATCATTACGGATCCGGTGATGGGGATCAAGGGTTTTGAGTTTGAGGACAGCGGCAACATTGTAGCCTATCCGATCGATCGTGTTGTATACGCACAAAGTGCATCATGGGGCGCGGGCGTAAATGCTTTGTATGGTGTAGGGGGGATCCAACCTTTACAGCGCGAAATAGGGGCCGATATAAGCGCGCAAAAGTTGGCAAGTGATGCAGCCAAAAAAGGACGGCCGGACATTTTGATCAGTCCCGCTGATGAGGCTGATATTTGGGATTACGAACAAAGGCGATCCATACTTGACGCATACAGGGGAATGAGTCAAGAGGGGGGCGCAATGGTGATGAGCGGGCAAGTAAAGATCGAACCATTGCAGATCAGCCCGCGCGATCTTGAGTTTCAAGCGGTGCGAGAATACACAAGACAGGCAATTTCAGCCGTTTTTGGCACACCTCCGAGTATATTAGGCGATAATTCGGCTAATTTTGCAGTTTCTCGCCAACAGGCACAGAACTACTGGGAAGTTCAAACAAAGCGGGGCAAGCGTTTGAGTTTCTTGCTCACACAGATCGCAAAGCGGTTTGATACCTCCTTTCGTGTTGAGATTGATTATTCAGGCGTTGAGGCTTTGCAAACGATACGTGATTCACAGCTTGATCGCGTAACAAAGAACATTCTTAACGGTATGGATCCCGCTGATGCGTATATGTATGAGGGCCTTGAGGATGCGCCAATAATACCACAGGATGAGCGAGAAACACCCGCTCAAGATATAGGCGATGAAGAGGGGCAAAACGTGCGCGCGCTTGAGTTGATCTTGCGTGCAATCAATAAAGACCAAAAGCAAGAAACAAATTACGGTCTCAAGAGCAATGCAAAAGAGGCAATGGATGCGCTCAATGAATCTGCGCAAAAGGGATTAAAAAAAAAAGCCGCTGATCATAATGAGGAATATGGCGATAACCCAAAGAAAAAGCTAACCAATAGCAATTATTTAGCGGTGTCATATTGGCGCGGTTTGGCCGCATTTGAAACAAACCCCTCAAGCGTGCGCCCATCGGTATCAAGCGCGGCACAATGGGCAATGGGGCGCGTAAATGGCTTGTTGTATGCGTTACGTACGGGCAAGTACAAGCGCAAACCATATGATACCGATTTACTACCAAAGGATCACCCGTTATCTAATGCTGAGGATGATGAAACCAAAAAGCAAGAAATTACCAACTTCCCTACACAGGGCGACGATCGCACGGTATCACTTGAAAATACGCAATACAGGGTTTTTGATGCAGACTATGCACAAGACTTGAAAGATAATTGGCCTCAGATTTGGGACAAAGGCGGCAACATTGAAGGTAACAACCAATACAGGCGGCTCAAGCCTATTGTTGATCGCGCTGATAAAGAGCCGCAAACTGAAACCGAAGAAATGGCAATACGCAAGCGTGAGGCATGGGCCGCACGTCACTTGCAAGATTTTCGCCTTGCCGGTACTGTTGCGCAAATCAAATGGTTTGTTGTTGGTGATCGTGGTCAAACGTACATGAAAGAGTTGATTGAGGATGAAAAGCAAAAGATCAACGCCCGCAAAGAGCGATCGGATATGTGGGAAGGTTGGATCACACGCGCACAGCAACCGGCTGAAAAGAGCATTGAGCGTGCTGTATATACGTATCTAAGGCAAGCGTCAAAGCGGTATCAAGATCGCGTTAAGGATTATGTTGTAAGCCGTAAACATGCCGGATCCGCAAAGGTTACAAGAGCGGTGATTGATTGGGCCTCTTTGCTTTCGATGGCTGATGAAATGCAAATACTACAAAAGCAATTAGGCCGTCAATGGTTGAGCGTGTGGAGTTTGAGCGGCAACGATGCGCTTGATGATGTCTTTGCACGGGCGGGCAAAACAAAGCCTCTTGATCTGATCTTTGGAAGTCGTGAGGCGGCTGTCAATGCCAATGATCTTGCATCAATGCAAATAACTCAAGCCACAGCAAACAAGATCAAGCGTATTGTTGAAGTTGGATTATTGAATGGTGATTCAGTCGATGAAATGTCAAGTGAATTAGAGCGTAATACTATATTTTCAGCAAAGCGGGCGCGCATCATTGCCCGCACCGAATCAACAAAGGCCGTGAATATGGCAACGGATCAAGCATACAGTACAGCTGCAAACAACGGGATCAACATCCGCAAAGAGTGGCTATCATCGCGTGATGATAAGGTGCGTGATACACATGTTGAGCTTGATGGGCAAACGGTCGATGTAAATAATAAATTTGTTGTACCTTCGACGGGTGACAGCACAGAAAGCCCCGCAGCCTTTGGGATTGCAAGTGAGGATATAAATTGTAGGTGTACATTAATCCCCGTGATTGAGGATTAATATGGTTATTTATGGGCTACATGCTGATTTTTGGATCATTGGGATACTGATCGGTATCTTGCTTGCTGAGTGGTTAATATGGAAATACAATGATTGGAGGAAATAAAACCATGTTAGAGTTAGTTATTGCGGGCGTTGTGGGCCTCGTGTTAGGCGTTGGCGGTGTCGTTGTGGTACAGAACACTACAAAGAAAAATGAGCCTGTTGTTGTGGCCGTTGGTGGCGATCAAGTTGCTAAGGGACAAACCGAAGTACAAAAGCAATTGACCGATCTTGATTTGGTGAAAGATATATGCGGCCCTGATTTCATCGTGACACAAGCACAAGGCGATCTTTTATGCCGTGAAATGTTTTGTCGTATGCAACAACGCGGGATCGATGCGCAAACCTCGCAAGGTGATTGTAGTGAGATTGCAAACATAAGCAACACCAAAAGCATACAGGCCGCATGTGATGGGCTTGAGGGTGATACGCTTGAGAAGTGCACAGATCTGTTTTTTAAGCGCAAATAAAAAGGCCGCATCAAGCGGCCTGTGTATCGTGGTTTGTTGTGACTATGCAATCTTTCTGTTGTAGTATGATGTCATGATTTCATCAAGTTTGGCACGCTCTTTATCGGTAAGTACTACACCGCAAGCAGCATCTTGCAAGAATACACATGAATCAACAAACTTCATGAATCCTTTAAGCGTTGCAAAGTCGTTTTGTGTTACATCTGCGTTTTTGTATTGACGAATTGTGTAGTTTGCGATTTTTTTGATTGTTTTCATTTTGTTTGTCCGTTGTTGTTGGGTTCTCTTTTATATTATCCAATATAGTATATTGATGCAAGTATTATTTTGATCTTTTTTCAGAAATAAAAAAAACCGCCCCGTAAGAGGCGGCCAAAACAACATAGATTCGTGTATCAGAAAATTACAAGGATCACATTTTACATAATGTCAAAATCTTTGAGGCGCAAACCTTTTGATTGAAGCAATGCAATTGTTTTGGTTTTGCCAACTGCTTTGATGAGCTTGCGTACGCTGCGCGTTGTGTGTTGTGTGTTCATGGGCTTTTTTCCTTTGGTTGTGGTGATTATATAGGCGGCAACAATGCAACTGATGATTGTGATGATGATAAGGGCGGGCTTGACGATATGAGCCGCAATATATACAAGGGCGTGCATTACTTGCCCCCTTTTGATTCGATTAGTTTTGGTTGTACAAAATCGGCCTCATGTAGCTCAAGGATCCATTCATTGGAGTGTAGGATTTCATCAAGCAAGGCGGGATCGCTTTTGAGGTATACGGCTGTTTTTCCTGATTGATATGTGATAATTACGCATTTCATGGTTTTTGTCCTTTGGTTTGAAGTTGCCCGCTCAAGGCGGGCGGGTTGTTGTTGGTTTATTAATTGCTAAATAGCTTTTCTTTTGGTTCTATTGATAGACTTGAGTTGTTTAATCGGTCTTTGACTTCAAATGTGTATGCTATTTTATGAAATTGAAGATTGTACATTCTATGTATAAATTCAAATTCATTGTCGTATTGTTCGTGTGAATGTTCAGTTTTGATAATATATGTCATTTTGTTTGTCCTTTGTTTTTGTCGGTGCATCATTGCCCCACACCAATACAATATAGTGTATTGTTATTAGAGTCAAACATTATTTTTATCTTTTTTCGATTATTTGCAAATACTTGTAATTCTTGTATATATTGCAATTAGGTGTACAATGATGTATATACACATATAGAGGCATTTATGTATATAAGAAACCTACAATGTGAAATACTGCGTGAAGGTACATCAAAAGGCGATCTAGTGTCTTTTGTGGCAAGTACAGCAAACGCGGATCGATATGGTGACGTGATCAATCAAGGCGGTTGGGATCTCTCAAAGTTTCGTCAAAACCCCGTGATCCTTCTCAATCACAACGCTAACAGCTTGCCAATAGGTAAGGGCGTTGTTGATGTTGTTGATGGTCAATTAATGGTTGATGTTGAATTTGATATGGATGATCCACAGGCCAAAGAGGTTGCGCGCAAAACAAAGGCGGGCTTTCTGAATGCGGTTAGTGTTGGCTTTAATCCGATCGATAGTACACCGCGATCAACGCTTGAAAAGTCACACCCCGCACACGGGCAAAGCGGGCAATACTTTGATAAGGCTGAGCTTCTTGAAATCTCAATCGTAACAATACCCGCCAATGGTGATGCAGTTGCCGCCAAAGGATATAATATGCAAAATCGTACGTTTAAAATCTCAAACCTCAAACATATACTTGACGTTGAAATGACTGATGAAACCGTAATCGTAACATATGCGCGGCATGAAATGTCTGAAGATATGCAAGAATCAAAACTTGATCCCGATGATGATACCTTTGATGAGGATATGATCGATCCTGATGATGAGGATATGGATTCTGATGATGAGGAAAAGGATCATTATGATGATGATGAGGACAAAGAAAAGGACAAAGAAAAGCAATTTTTAACCCCACAAGAGCGCGCTTTTTTGGCTGCGCTTCTTTCCTAATAAGGAGTAATAACATGAGTGATAAGACACTTGTAAATGAGGCCAAATCGATCCTTGAGGGGATCAAGACTCATCAAAAAACATCGACTGAAAAACTATCTCAGTTTGAAAAGCAACTTGGAGATCTCAAGCGTGCACAACGTTTAATTCAAGAAGCAAACGCGCAACCAGTGGCAACCGAAGAACACCTTAACGCACCTGATTACGCTCTCAAGGGCTTTGTTGGTGAAAAAGGGATCCGTTGGCAAACACAGAACAAAGATGTGCAAATTGCCGGCCGTGGTACTGTACGCATTGAGGAAAAAGGATTGCTTGATAGCGATACACCTGTAAATCAATGGCATGCTGATTTAATCAAGATCAACAAAGAGCGTTCACTTGCTCGTATGATCATGACATCACCCCACACACCAAAGAGCGATCTTAAGCTGTGGAAACACATGCAAAAGGCTCCACGATTTATGCAACCATTGATCCAAAAGGCTTTCAATGATTCAGCCTCACAGGGCGCAGAATGGATCCCTGATCAATTTGCCGCAAACCTTTATTTTAACATCGAAGAACAAAGCCAATTACCCCGTGTAGTTGCTGACAATCTTCAAAAGCAAGCAGTTGAGAGAAACACAATCCTCATACCTCGCTTGAATCGCGGCGGGCGGCCTTATTTGAAGGGTTCTGTCAACACTGACAACCCCGCACAATACACCGCGTCATCAGTTTCCACCTCACAAAAGAGCATCACAATCAAGGGCCTTGCGTCTCGTTTCATCATTGATGATTCAGCCGCTGAGGATAGCGCGATCGCTGTAATTCCATCATTGCAACGTCAAATTGTTGCGGATCTTAATGATGCAATGGAAGACGCTCTAATCAATGGTGATGATACCGCAACACATCAAGACGCAATTGCTGACTGGAATATACGCGGCCGATGGGGAACGACACCCGCATTAGGCGGATCATCCGATCACCGTAGATTATTCAAGGGTATGCGTAAGCAAGCATTTGACCGCTCATCAACTGCGGATCTGTCAGCGTTGGATTTTGCTAAGTTGCTTGGTCTTAAGGCGCAAATGGGTGAGTTGGCAATGCAAGACGTTGTTATTTTCGCATCGCCTGAGGCTGTACTTGCAAACATTCTTGCACTTAGTGAAGTAAAGACAATTGATGTCTTTGGGCCACAAGCAACCGTTAGAACTGGACAAATTGCCGCAATTATGGGCATGCCGATCATTATGTCTCGTTTCCTCAGTGCTGATCTCAATACTGCGGGTAAGTATGACAATGTGACCAAAACAAAAACAGGCTTGCTTATGGCACACGCGCCATCATGGACAATCTTTGAGCGTCGCGGTATCCTTGTAGAAACCGATCGAAAGATTGATGTAGGGGCTACTGAAATCGTCGCTACAATGCGCGCAAGTTTCGATACACTTGACCTTGATGCAACCAAAAACGTTGCATTTGGTTTTAATATGGCAATCAGCTAAGGAGTAAATCATGGAATATAGAATACATGTACCCGCAAAGCACAGCACAAACTTAACCACAACCACAGTATTGCACTCAATCCCTTGTGATCGTAATGCAACACTCAAAAAGGTTATGATTTCAAGTCGTGCGGGCATTACACACGATGGCACAAATTACAGCCAAATAGCGGTCAAAAAAGGAAGCACAACGCTTGCAGTACGATTGTTTAATGCTGTATCACTTGCCGCGTTGACTAACGAAGAATTAGCCGTGACAAATGGTGATGTAACATCATCAACATGCCTTAATGTTGAATATGATTTTAGTGCATCAGGTTTGGCCGTTGATTGTGATCTTGTGCTTGTCTTTGACACTGCGAGACAATACTAATCATGGCAATGGTTACGGTCACCACACTCAAACAATACCTACCTGAGATCACGGGCAACAATGCCAATACTGATCTTGAGGCGTTGCTTGATCGTGTGGAGGCCGCGACTTGTCGCTATATGGGTTGGCGCAAGCCCAAAAACCTTGCGTCACCTCGTATGTTGGCGGCTACCTATGATTTTTTTTTAGATGGCCCGACATACGAAGATCCTCAAGTTTTACAATTGCCTATGCGCCCCGTACAATCGATCACATCAATACACATTGACATTGATCGACAATATGGATCTGATACGCTTATGGATGCGGGTGATTACGAGCTTGATCAATATGAGGGCCGTGTAATCCTTAAGCCTGTTGTTGCAACTGATATTTTTGAAAGGGGATACAGGGCGATCAAAGTCGTTTGTGAGGCGGGTTTTGCAAATTCAAACCTACCATCAGATCTTGAGCACGGGATCTGTGTATGGGCCTCACAGCTACACCGAAACAAAGCAACACAAGGCAAAGACAGCATCACACAAAGAGCGGCAACAATCTCAATAAGTCCAAAGAGCATGCCACAAGAGATCAAAGAAATCCTTGCGCCTTTTCGTGAATCACGCCAACTTTTATAAGGTGATCCATGAAACAATTAACGCTTGATGAGTTTCAAAATAGAATACAAAAAGGCGAAAAAAAGCTTTTAAAAAACTTGCAAAAGCAACTCAAGATCCTTTCTCTCAAGGCTGAGCGACAAGCCAAACTAAATGCAACGGATTACCCGCGTGTACGCACAGGGCGGCTGAGATCATCGATCACGGGCCTTGTTGATGCAAAGGATGGGCGGCCCCGTGTGCTTTTGCGTGCGGGTGGAAATACATCAGGCGCGCCCGTAAACTATGCGCACTTTGTTGAGTTTGGTACAAAGCGCATGCGCCCGCGTTTGTTCATGGGGCGTGCTGTCAAAAACGTACTCAAGGACGAAACACCAAAAGAATTGCGTAACCTGTTAAAAGTATCACTCAATGAGGGGCGGTAATGGCATCAAGGACACGACAAATAACGGAAAAAATACGGGATCTCATTGCGGTTGATTTTGCATCAGGTGAAAGCGGGATCAATATGAGTAATGCCGTGCAAATTGGGGCAACGATTGAGCCGCCATATTTGCCGTTTGCGTGCGTTTCATTTTCTCAGGCGGCTAGTGAGTACGGGCAATCACTAGGACGATATAGAATCACCAACACGTTTGAAATATACGCATTTGTTGGCGGGGCTGATGTCGAAGAACGTACAGTTAACGCAATGGATTTGGTTGAGGATATGGTTGAGGCTCTTTGTGCAGATCGTCAAATTGGCCTTTCTTCAATCGTCGATGACATAAAATGTGCTTTTCTTGCTGAGGATGGTGATCGGTATGGTATCGAAGGAATAGGGATCGGTTATATTGAGGTGCAAGTGTACAGCCAAAGCGATACGGGGATCTAATCATGACGTGGTTCAACAGTAGTTATAAGCAACGCAAGCCGATCGCAGTTGATGCAAGTGCAACGGGTGACGGTTCGGAGGAAAACAAAGACATTGAGATCGTGATTCCTAACGATTGGGATCTATTTTGGGATAATATACGATCTGATATGTTTGATGTAGTTGTGACCAACAACGCGGGTGATGTATTAACATTCAAGCGCAAAACAGGTGCGGACTATTCGACAAGATCGCTAACTTTGCAAGTCGATGAGGTCAACACAAAAACGCAAGCTGTAAACCGTATTTTTGTGTACTATCAAAACCCAAATCAAACCACAGATCTATCGGCCGATGTGACAATTACAACGCCTTTAAGCGGATTTATTGACTTATCTCGCCCATCGGCTTTGCTTGTATCGCAACCGCTACAAAGACCACCATCAAGTGAGCCACAAACGGCATTTGTAAAAGCCTCAACCGATGAGATTGATGTATATTTTGCAACCGGTGGATTGTTTAATATTAGAGCAAACCCATTTAATGATCGGCTAGGATTAGAGGGCGTGAAATACGTTAATGTTTTGTCTCTTGATTCAAGCGGATCAAATGATGCCGGCCGGTATGATGAGACAAAAACACGGTTTATTGATGGCTTTGTTAGGATACGCACAATAGCCGGCAATAATAATAATGATTACGCTCTTGTATGTAGGATCGTAACTACCAACTTACAACAGATCGATATTAGGTGCTTGATACAGGTACGCGATCAATTACCATCATAGAGGGGGATACAATGCCTTTACAATTTGGCCGATCGGCTTTTATAAAATACGAGCAAGAATCAACATACGGCACAGCGGTAACAACAGCCATATCAAACCGTGTGACATCAGTAACCTTGAGTAGATCACAAGAGCGTGAGCGTACTACACATTTATCTCAAAGTGATGCGGCCTTTGCCGGATCAACATTTGATGCGTTTGAGCAAGCGGGTGGGACAATCGAAATGCCGCTATTCTATAAGGGTATGGGGCAACTCTTAAAGTGTGCGATAGGTGGAACACCCGCAACAACAGGCGCGGGGCCTTACACACATGCTTTTGAGCCTACAACTGTATTGCCTTCATTGACTTTGGAATTCCAAAGAGGTACGGGATCGGTTGAAAAGTTTGAGGGCGTAATGGTTACATCAATGACGATCTCATGTGAGGCCGGTGCTGAGGCAAGCGCATCATTTGAGGTTATTGCAGAGACAGCAAGCACAAGAACAACAGCGATCACGCCTACTTTTGGCAATGGTGCGCAAGTATTCCATCATCAAGCGGGTACATTGTCATACAATAGTAATTCATACACGGTAAGATCCTTTGAGTTTACCGTTGATAACAAACTTGAGCGTGTAAATAATCTAGGATCAAAACTTACAGGACAACCACAAATAAGCGATGTGCGCGAGGTTACGATCACATGTACGCTTGATCTTGAGGATAACAACCTTTACAATTCGCAACTTGCGGGCGATCAAAGTGATGTTGAGCTTGCCTTTACAGCGGGCGCAGATTCGCTGACATTCCTTTTGCGCAATGCAAAGATCACAGAATACAGCGATGATGTAACATCATTTGGACGGATCGAAAGGACAGTAACATTTTTTGGATTGGCTGATCTCAGTGCACCTGAAACCGCTTTTAAGCTTACAATGATTAATGATGCGGCAAATGCTACATCAAACTAATCAATAAACTACAAACCCACACAATAGAGGTGTAATGATGGATAAAAATATCCTTGAGGAGATCATTACATCCGCATCTTTTGAGGTTGATGCCTTTGACGGCTTGATCAAAATAGAGGGGCGGATCTTGTCTCCCAGTGAAGTTGAGGCCGCAGGGCTTGCAAGTGCATTGCTTGCAAGTGCTATTTTTAAGGGCCAATCGAAAGAGCAAATACAAAAAACGCAAGAGATGGCGCAAAAGGTTGAGCGAGGTGAGATTGATGACATTGATGATCTTTTGTCAATGGTCAATCAAATGTCGCCTGATCAACTTGAGCGCATGAGTGAACGTGAGGATCGATTATTGATTCGTTGCGTGCGTAGATGTTCAAAGGATAACGGCGCAACGTGGGAAAACTTGCAACTTGTTAGCGGCATTGATCAGCAAAATGCAAAACAAAATAAGTTGTGGGTTGGTATGCTCAAAACCGAAGATCGAAAATCTATCCTAGATCGTGCCATGAAAGGGCATGAGGAGGCGGCCGCACGGCTTGCGGGGTTTCGTAAGTGATGAGGAGATTGTGCACATGTATGATATAATCGGCCGTACATATGGCGTACTACCTTCGCAGGTTGCGCAATTATCATGGTCAGATCTTTTGATCAATGTGCAATGTGTACGGGCAAGAGGCGACCGGATCAAGCGTATCCTCAAGCAGCGCAAGCGAAAAAAGGATACTATATTCCCTAATATATCAATCATTGATCTTGCGGATATACTATGAGCACAACTGTTGAATACATCTTAGACATTGACAGCAAAGGCGCACAGGCGGGCCTTAAGAAAACTGAGCAAGCCACAAAGCGCACAACAAGGCAAGTCAAAAATTTACGGCAACAAGCAAGAGGCATGAGCGGATCATTTCAAGCAGTTGGAGAAGCCGCAAACTTTATGGCTCCCGAGTTAACGGGGTTGGCTGATGTGGCTGTTATGGGTGCGCGATCATTTCGTGGTTTTGGGCGTGCGCTTGCTAGTGGCAATCCTTTGATTATTGGCTTAACGGTTGCGATCACAGGTGCAATTGCTGCATATGCCTTATTTACAAAAGCAACAAAAGCGGAGGAAGAAAGCCAAAAAGCCTTAAGCAAAGCCATAGACGAAAACACCAAAAAGATCAAGGCAAATCAAGCGGCATACAATACCGCAGAAAATGCGATTTTATCAAGTGCGGGCAAACTCAATGAGTTGCGCATGCAATACGCTGTTTTATCAGGTGACATATCAAAGGCTGAGGCCGCAGAGACAAAGCGGGCCTTTTCAGCTGAGCAAGCCGCTTCAAAACTTGAGACACAATTAGCAAAGCAAATTGAAGCAAAACAACAATCATTAAAAGTTGAACAAGACAATCTCAAGGCAATTGCCAAAAGAATTGCTCATTTGAACACAACAAAAAACTTGATTGATCGCGAAGGAAAAGCAACAAAAAAAGGGGCTGAGGAATACGCAAAACAAGAGAAAACACAAAAAAATATACGTGTTCTTTTGCGTGATATTTCAAATTTGCAAACCGATGGATCAAAGCGAATACAGGCGCAAGCCGATGAGTTTATTAAGCTACAAGATAAGATCTCAAAAGAATCAGAACGACAAAAGCGAATCAATGAGGCGATCGCCCGTGCAAAAGAGCGTCAAACGCAATTACAGGGTATTCTTAACGGCTTGCAATCACAGGCGGCGGGCCTTGCCGATCGGTTGCTTACTGCACAAATGGCACGCATGCAACCCGCTGAGCGAATAAATGCAGAGTACACCAAAGAGTTAGCCAACCTCAATGCAGTTGAACAAAGCATAATCAAGCAATTCAATGAGGCTGAAAAGGTTGCACGCACCAAAAAAGATGCTGTACAATTGGCACAGATTCAGGCCCAAAAAGAGCAAGCACTTGCAAGCGTGCAATCTTTAAGAGTTGAGGCGCAAACATCGAAAGAAAAAAAATTGGCTGACTTAAAAAACAAAAACGCCGCCAAAGAAAAAAAAGATCAAGATCAAATTGATAACAAAGCCAAAAAAGCACTTGCATCACGTTTGGCCGCACTAAAAAAGATTGAATCGATCACAAGTTTAGCAAGTGATGATCAACTTTCTGCACTTGACAAAATCAACAACCTTGAAAAAGAGCGGCTTGCAACGCTCAAGGACATTGCAAAACAGCAAGGAATCAACACACAGGCCGCACAAGATGCCGTCAAAGCCCGTGCAGAGCGTGAGCGGGCCGCATTGAAGCAACAACAGATCGCGGGCGGTGTTGGTGTTGCAACTACTGTGATACAAGCCGCCACAGATCCAAATGCAATGATCAACGCAGTTGGTGCGGCTTTTGGCCCCATTGGATCAGCGGTTGCGGGTGTTGTTGGTGCTTTGTCCGATTTGGGGCAACGGGATCCGGAGGAAATAAAAGCACAATTCAAGGCAACATTTGAGGGCATTGCAATGGGGATCAAGGTGCTTGTACCTTTGCTCATTGAGGCTTTGCCATCAATACTTTTTGAAGCCGCAAAAATGATAGTTGACGCTTTGATACAGTTGCCTTTTGCAATCGTTGCAAGCATTGGGAAATTGATCATGTCTGTTGTCGATGGAATCAAAAACTTCTTTTCAGGTAAGGGATTTTTTCAGGCAATAGGTGAGGCGATCGGCTCAATGTTTGAGCGGCTTGTTGAGCTTATTACCGCACCGTTTGAGGGGCTTTTTGGCGGTTCAAAAATGGGCGGGGGGCGTATGCTATCCGGTCAAGGTGGGCTTAGGTTTACGGGCGCAAATCGTGGCCTTGCAATGTTGCATGAGGGTGAAATGGTTGTACCTAGATCCGGGCAAATGTCTTCAAACGTTGCGCGTGATGTATCGGCACAAATGCGCGGGGGCGGTGGCGTAAACATTACGATCAATAGTGCAATCACAGAACGATCCGCGATTGATTCATTAGTGCGCAAGATTGAGCAAAGATTCGGATCATTTGGCCAAAGTACAAGCACGCTATTTGGGGGCACATAATGGGCAACGCAAAGTTTTTTTATTACCCGCAACCCGATGGGCGGCATTTGGTTGAGATTGATATGCAAGAGTTGATCGCTGAGTTGCAAAGCGATATTTCTCATGATGCGGTTGATGGTATCACGCAAGGCGGGGGCATATTTCGATCCGTTGGGCGCGGTGGTGAGGCTATCACGATACAGCGGGATCGCATGCAGTTAGGGCAAGATTTGTCTGTGCAGTTTGACGCTTTACTCAATCACCTTGACCGTGGCTTTGCATGCTCTTTTGTTACTGATCATGAAAAAGCATGGGCTGCGGCTTTTGCCAATCCTCCACAAGCGGGCGGGTTTACCTTTCAAGTCAAAGATAATCCATTTGTAGATTTTACAGGCTCAAGTACTGTACCCGTTGCCGGTGATTATGTTGTTGTAGAAACGGATAGCCCGCCATATATTCGTGAGGTTCAAAAGATTGAATCAATCAGTGTAACAGCCGCAAGCGGGGGATCTGTTACCTTCACAAAAAGATTAAACTTTGATTACACCGATCGCGTTGTATTCATGCGTTTCTATCGCTTTTGGTACGGCCTCAAGAGGCCACAAGGCGACATAGGAACGCCAATCATAACCAACGAAAACGGGCGGCTTTTCACACTCAATATGCGGCTTGTTGTGGACTATCAAACATACTTTGCAAAACATAATGGTGAGGGTTTTAGCACACCTTTGATCGGTGCATCACCATCAAGCGGGCCGTTGCCTAATACTGACGGCCGTGGTAGTATTGACGGGGTTTCATCGGTATCAAATAATCTTAGTCGCATTGAGGCCGGTGCATTAGGTAGCAAACGCGCTGGATACAGCATTTTGAGCAGTTAAATGGGTTGGAATAGCAATTTTATTGATGCACTATCACAGCCATCGATCACACCGATCTATGAGCTTGAGATCGTACGTAGTACGCGGGGCGTTGGTTCACCGGCTACACTGTTTACTCATCGCGGATCATTACGTGTGACTAGTGCAAGCGTACAGGGTACACAGGTGATCCCGCATCGTTGGTCGGTGTCTTTTGGTGGCTTTGAGGTTGAGCTAGTCGGTGACATTCTTAAGTATTCTCAAAGCCTTATGAGGGGCTGTATTGCGTTTTTATCGGTTGAGTTGCGAGGGGTTACGGGCAAAGAGTTGATCGCAATTGGGCAACTTGATCAAATACGCGGGCAACGTGGTGTTTTTAGGGCAACATTTAAAGACATATTATCAGCATTTCAAAGCCGTATTGATACACGTATTTTGAGCGGTAAAGATTTCTCAAAACTATTTTTTGATACCGATGTTGAAACAACAGTATCAAGCACATGGACAAATGATGCAACCTTACATGTTGCCGATGGATCAGGCTTCACAAAATCATCATCACACAGGGGTTTGTTGTATTGTATACCCACATCAGGCAATCCTTTTTATCTAGGTTGGGATTCATACGATAACAGTACAAAAAGATTTACTTTAAGCAGTACAACGGGCGTACATCCTACATCAGGATCAAGTAGTACTTTACAAGTAGGTGATAAAATAAAAAATGCTGTACGTATCGCGGCCGCACCTCATGCCATATTTGCGCAGATCGTAACCTCAACAGGGGCGGGCACAAATGGATCAAATGATGTCTTACCAAATAGTTACGGCACGGGCGTACCATTGCCACACAGCTTTTTTGATGCGGCCGATGCACAATCAACAAATACATACATCACAAATGCAAGCGGCGGCCCGTATGGATTGGATTTTTCAGCTATTGCCCCCCTTGATACTGGATTGAGATCGATCGCTGATATCTTTTCCACGGTTGGACAGTGGCCCGTAATGCGTCAAAACTCTTTTTCGTGGCGCGGGTGCTTTGATCCAACGGGGCGATTTGGAAGACAGCCTGCAACCGCTGCACACATCACAGATCTTGACATTATCGATCTTGATGATGTTGACTTTTTCGATCCAAATCTCAAAGCAACGTATATGAGATCATCAATGATCTACAATACAAGCGGCTTGAGTACAGTAAGAAGCAACTCATTTACAAAATCATTGCCTACCAACGGATCGATCAATCGTGATTTTGGATTTTATTACAACCCATCATTTGATGAGCAATCAATGGGCCAAGCTGATCGCGATAGGATGGCAATTTGGGATTTCTTTAATTGGTCAAGGATCTCAATGCGTGTACCTCTAAAATTTGCCACATTGTGCGCGGGTGATAAAGTAGAGGTATCAAGCCGCTTTATTGTTGATCCATATACGCAACCGGATCGAACCTATACCCGACGGCCCGCAATGGTTTTGGAAATCGGCTATAATATAAACAATCGTACATGTGATCTTGTGATCGGTGTGCCCCCGCTTTTTTGAGGTATCAATGCGCTATATACCACATGTCAACACACCGCCAAGAATCAATCAATTGCGTACAATGGATTACAAAACATTTGAGGATAAGGACTATGATCTTAACATTGTAGGCATACGATCAAGAAACAGGCGCGCTGATGCATTTGATGATCATTTGTGTGTATACTACAAAGAGGGCGGTTTGTGGGTTGAGGAACGATATAATTGCACCGTCGATGCGGGCGCATACTGGATGCAAAACCCATACAAAGAAGACGGCTGTGCAATCCTCAAAGCGGGCCAATATAGAGGCGTATGGTCTATTGACCTGCACAGGGGTTTATACTCAGGCTTATGCCAAAAAGATAACGCGCCTGTAACTGTGTGGCGTGACTCAAACAAAGACTTGATACAAGACCAAAGAACAAGTGAAACGGGGTATTTTGGTATTAATTGCCA